GCAGGCAGACTATGATTTTTTTAGATCTAGTGATGATGGAACATCAGCTACAACTACGGATCCAGCTAGCGTATTTGGAGTGTCCGATGTCCTTGAAGCACAATTAAGATCTAATAGAACTCAAACAACACAATCAGATAGTCCGATGACAAAAGTAGATAGATCTACATATGCAGGATTTTCAAACAAATTATCTAAAGGAACACCTAATCAGTATTGGGTAGAAAGATTTATAGATAAAGTTACGATACATATCTATCCAACACCAGATTCAACAAACGCATCTAAAGACATGCATTTCTTTTTTATAAAAAGAATACAGGATGTTGGAGATTATACAAATGCAACTGATGTGCCATTTAGATTCGTACCTTGTATGGTATCAGGACTTGCATATTATCTAGCACAAAAATATCAACCAAACTTAATTCAACCAATGAAACTTGCTTATGAAGATGAGTTTGCAAGAGCACTAGCGGAGGACGGATCAGCTTCGAGCACACATATTACGCCTAAAGCTTATTATCCGGGAACATAATGGCAAAATACGCAACAGGTAAATACGCAAGAGCAATATCAGACAGATCAGGTATGGAGTTTCCATACAAAGAAATGGTTAGAGAATGGAATGGTGCGTTTGTGCATGTATCTGAATTTGAACCTAAGCAACCACAATTAGAACCAAAACCTATGAACGGTGATTCTATATCTTTAAGACATGTAAGACCTGATAGAATAGAAACTGCTGTTCCCAAATTGTTACCATTAAATGCATTTACAACAACAAGTGGATCTGCAACAATTAGTGTTAATGAACCAGATCATGGTAGATCGACAGGTGATACTGTTAGATTTAGAAATACTGAAGTTGTTGGTGGTGTTGCTGCAGCAACTATAAATTTAGCTGCGGGTTACACAATTACAAAAACAGATGCTGATAATTATACCTTTGCAACAGCGACAACATCTAGTATAACTGAAATAGGAGGAGGTGGTTTTGCATCAGCAGGACCAGTAACAGTAACGGCATGATTAAAAAAATTAAAAACTTTATTTGTAATTTATTTGGTATTAAACAGTGTGCATGTCCAGAAGACATGGATGAACATGCAGAACTATATTTAAAAACACCGGAGCCAGATGTACCCGTTTATACAGAAAATCCAATCGATAAACCAAAACATTGTTCAGGACATACTAGATTTAGAAAATCTTGTCCTCTTTGTCAGGAGCTAGTGGCATAATGGCTGGATTAAGTGCATCAGGATTAAAAACACAGATCAGAAGTTATACTGAGACTGATTCGAATGTCTTAACAGACGCTGTGTTAGAAAATATAATTCTAAATGCACAGTATAGAATATTTAGAGATGTGCCTATCGATGCAGATAGAAAACAACAGATAGGTACTTTAGTTACAGGTCAAGAAACAATTAATGCTCCAGCAGGGGCGGTTTTTATAAGAGGTATACAAGTATACGATTCAACATCAGCTACAACTGGTGCTAATGTTTGGTTAGAAAAAAAAGACGTTACTTATTTACAACAATATGTTTCATCCACAGAATCAGCAAAAAGAGGTCAACCAAAATATTATGCTATGTTTGGTGGCGCTACGGGTGAGTCTGATACTACATCTGGTAGAATGATGTTTGCTCCAGTTCCTGATACTACTTACAAATTTAGAGTACATTATAACGTTGCTCCAGCATTATTAGAGGGTGATAATACTAATTATATTAGTCTTAATTTTCCAAATGGACTACTATATTGTTGTCTATCGGAGGCGTATGGATTTTTAAAAGGCCCGATAGATATGTTGACATTGTATGAAAATAAATATAAACAAGAGGTACAGAAGTTTGCTAACGAGCAAGTTGGTAGAAGACGAAGAGATGACTATACTGATGGCGCTGTTCGTATTCCAGTAACCTCGGCAAACCCATAGGAGATTAAGACATGGCAATAACATCGGCAATTTGTACAAGTTTCAAAGTAGAAATTTTAAAAGGGGTGCATGATTTTACAGCATCTTCTGGTAATACATTTAATTTAGCTTTATACACAAGTTCAGCTTCATTAGGAGCTTCTACTACAGCATATACAACATCAAACGAAGTATCAGGATCTGGATACACAGCAAAAGGAAATGCTCTTACAAGTGTTACACCGGTTGCTGATAGCACAACTGCAGTTTGTGATTTTGCAGATACAAGTTTTACATCAGCTTCTTTTACGGCGAGAGGGTGTTTAATTTTTAATGATTCGGCAACAGGTGATCCAGCGGTCTGCGCGATTGATTTTGGATCAGACAAAACTGTAACAAGCGGAACTTTTACAATTCAATTTCCAGCAGCAGACGCATCAAACGCTATAGTTAGAATAGCATAAGGAGGAACTCCTTATGTCAACTACCTGGGGACAAAATTCTTGGGGTGATAACTCATGGCAATCAGACACGGTAACTAATCAAGTTACAGGTTTAGGAATAACTTCATCTGTCGGTTCACCAGAAGCTTTTAATTTAAAAGGCTGGGGTGGAACTGGTTGGAGTGTTGGAGAGTGGGGAGAGATTGGTGACAACACTGTTGAATTAACTGGTGTATCTGCAACTGCTTCAGTAAATGCAGACGGATTATTATCATTTCAATCAAATGGTTGGGGTAGAAACGCTTGGAATGCTGGGCCTTTTGGAGAAAGTTTTAATCCTGTTGTAACTTTAGATGGTTTAAGTTTAACCTCATCTGTTGGTTCAATAGAAGCTTTCAATGAAAAAGGTTGGGGTGGTAGAACTTGGAACAATGGTGAGTGGGGTCAGATTGGTGATAACAGTGTATCTGTAACTGGTTTTGGTTTAACATCTAGTGTTGGAAGCATAGAGGCATATAACGAAGTAGGTTGGGGCCGTGAAGGTTGGGGCGAGGAAGCTTATGGAAGAGCAAATGATGCTGTAGCACAATTAACAGGTTTATCTGCAACAACAAATGTTGGCACATTAAGTTTTGATTTAACTTCAGTTGTTTCCCCAACGGGACAATCTGCAACAATAAGTCTTGGTTCAACAACCACAGTTGGAGATGTTTCAGTGACTCCAACAGGTCAATCAACGACCGCATCACAAGGATCATTATCACCTGCAGATGTCATGAGTCCAACAGGACAATCAGCAACATCTTCAGTCGGATCATTATCTCCTGCAGATGTAATGGGTGTAACTGGATTAGATGTTACATCATCACTTGGTGATATAAGTATAACCACAAATCCTATAGTTATTCCAACGGGTCAATCAATCACATCTTCTGTTGGATCATTATCTCCTGCAGATGTGATGGGTGTAACAGGTTTATCTTCTACATCTAGTTTAGGTTCTGTTTCAATAATAGGAAATGTGTCTCCTACTATAACAGGTCAATCTGCGACTGCCTCTGTAGCTGCATTTGGCACTTCTTCAGGGTTTGGAATTCAAGCATATTCAGACGTTGACACTGGCTCAAATTCATCGTATACAGATGTTGCAACTGGATCAAATACAAGTTATAGTGACGCTGCATAGGAGATAAAATATGGCATCAACATTTACGCCTTTAGGTATAGAACTTCAAGCAACCGGTGAAAATGCCGGTACATGGGGTACAAAAACTAATACAAATTTACAATTAATTGAACAAATATCTGGTGGATTTACACAGCAATCAATAGCTGGCGGTGCACAAACTACAGCTCTTTCAGTTTCTGACGGAGCAACTGGTGCTGTCATGTCTCATAGAATGATAGAATTTACAGGCACAATCACAGGAAACCAGATTGTAACAATTCCATTAGACGCTCAAACTTTTTATTTTTTAAGAAATTCAACTTCAGGATCTTTTACAGTTCAGTTTAAATATGCGACTGGTTCAGGAGACTCGTTTACTTTTTCAGCAACAGACAAGGGCGATAAGATTGTTTTTGCTGCAGGAGATGATAGCACAAATCCAAATATTAAAACTCTTGCAATCGGAACTGGTATAGCAAGTGTTGCTGCTGATACATCACCACAATTAGGTGGAGATCTTGATACTAATAGTTTTAATATAGCATTCGATGATGCTCATGGAATTAATGATGAGAACGGAAACGAACAAATAATTTTTCAAACTACGGCATCTGCAGTAAATCAATTTGATATCACAAATGCTGCAACTGGTAATGCACCTAGCATATCAGCAACAGGTGGTGATTCAAACGTAGACATCGCTTTGATTCCAAAAGGAACAGGTGAAACTAAAATTGGTACAGGTGCAGCTAATGCAACTCTAACATCAAGTGGTGCACATGATTTAATTTTAGATACAAATTCAGGAACAAACTCTGGAACAATAACTATAACAGATGGAAGTAATGGAGATATTACAATAGCTCCTAACGGAACTGGTGTTGCTAAAGCCGTAGACGGTGGAGATAACACAGGTGCAATTAAGATTGCAGGTAAAGAAAGTATTTGGGTGCCAGCAGTTGCTATGTATCCTAACAGTACAAATGGTTGTGCAGATTTAGCTCAAGTTGAATTATCAAATGGTCCAGAAATTAAAACTTTTGACTTTGATAAAGATTCAGATGAGTTTGCACAATTTGCTATTGCTTTTCCTAAATCATGGAATGAGGGCACAATAACTTTTCAAGCTTTCTTTACAGCAGATTCAACAAACACAGGTACTGTTTCGTGGGGTTTATCTGGTGTCGCTATTGCGGATAATGACAGTATCAATACAGCTTTTGGTACACAAGTTGCACCAACAGCAAAAGCCCACAGTGGAACAGCGAACGATTTAGATGTCACAGCAGAAAGTGGTGCAGTAACTATTGCCGGTTCACCTAGCACAGATGAACAGGTATTTTTTCAAATATCTAGAGATGTATCAGAAGATACTCTAACAGCTGATGCAAAACTTTTAGGTGTAAAAATATTCTTTACTACTGACGCTGCTAACGACGCATAAGAGGATAGAATATGAAAAATATAGATAAAAATCTTACTATTGGTAAGAACACAAAAAATACTCAATCAAAAAAAACTAGAGGTTTTGGTTATCAGATTTTAGGTTTTGGATCCGGTGGTGGAGGTGCAAAATTTATATCAGCCTCTGGTGGGACTGAAACAACTTCAGGTGATTTTAAAATTCATACTTTTACAAGTCCTGGTACATTTTGTGTAGCTTGTGCAGGTAATCCTGCAGGTTCAACCACTGTAGAATATTTAGTCGTTGCTGGTGGTGGCGGTGGCGCAGGTCAAGGAAAAGGAGCTGGAGGTGGAGGTGCCGGCGGTTATAGAACTAATTTTCCAACTTGTTCTGCTCT